ACGTGCGAAGCCAACCAAGACGGTTGACAACGTAGAGGCTATGGCAGAGGTTGTTCGTCGCCTCAAGGCTCATGCGAACGGTTGATTAAAACCAAAAGGGTGATCGGCTACAATAGTTTAAATGCTTGAGGCACACAAAAGATTCAACCTCAAATCATTGATTGTTGTAGTCGGTCACTATATGGGAGCGTAATCCAATGGCAGAGATAAAGGACTTGAACTAATGTAAATTTGAGTGCTTAAAGGGAAACCTTTAATGTAGAACCTGTCAAATTCGGTGAAGGCTTAACTGCTAATACCGAGCCAAGCATAGAGATATGAAGGTGTAGAGACTTGACGGCAGGAACCTAAGCGAAAGTAATGGTTAAGATAAAGTCCAGACTACAAACAGAAATGGTAACGAAAGTTATAGTAGTAAGAAAATCCTTCAAGTGTGGGTTCGAGTCCCACCGCTCCTATTTGTAGAATGATAATTATCGAAAGGAAATATAATGAGCAAAAATGTTTTAGAACTATATAAGATTGGTAGTAAGGTTAAGTTGACGGGAGAAGGTACTGAATCTATTTATGGAAGTATTGTTGGTATTAATATAACTGGAGATAATACAGTTACCTATTCTTGTGGATGGTGGAATGGTCGCTCATACGATGTTCATGATTTTTCACCAAACCAGATCGAAGTTGTATTAGCAGAAAAGTTTAAGATAGGATTTGCCACATGAATGAAAACTCCAATCCACTAGACTATTTAATTCAGTGCTGTGAAACTGCTGTAAATACTGGACGTTGGAATTTGACAAGATTCACAGTATTAAATGCCAAGAACGAATTAGTAAAATTAAGAGAAGCAAAAAGAGATTTAGCACAAGATGCTTTTGATGCTAATCAGAATAGTGTTGAAGATAATAATCGTTGGCTAAGTTGTGAAAAAGAATTGGTCGCTCTTAAAGAAAAAATTAAAACTATTTTTAGTAAACCTGTTGCCTATGGTTTAATTAACGACAGACATGATCTATACAATCTAACTTTGCACTATAATAGATTTGATGACAAGGATGATAGACTAATACCTCTCTATTCAAACAGAGAAGAATTTCTAAAAGGGGATTGGAAAAGTGGTAAGTTATCCAAATAGGTATTTTAAGGGATGGTGTTCTAATGAAGGTAATCCACGATCTCATATTCTTCATTATCATATTCTTACTATTAGAGATATTAGTGACTATAATGGCGGATTCATCCCAGAAGAAGTAAATTCTCTAGAAGAATACTTTAATGTTGACGGTATAGGAATTGATGATCCATATTATATGGTTACTGGAACATTCAAGTTTGATTTTGCAAGAAGCCCCATTAAGATTCTGGAAACAAATGAACTGAAAACTGCCATTGATATTGTTGAACAACTAACAGGGAATATTATCAGAGAAGATGAAGTATACAATTCACGATGATGGTTTTGGTTGTTTTGAGGAAGGTGGTTGTGCCGAATTCTATTGGATAAAAGAGGATAAAACTCTTGGATTCAAACAATTTGGAAGTAAAAAGAGTGCCAAAATAGCCTATGACAAACAAAAATTATTGAGTAAATTTGATCTTGCTCCAAAAGTTGTTGGTAAAATTACCAAACTAAAATATCAATGGGGAGACGATACTGATTGGGGATATGTTACAGAGCGAGCAAAAATACTTGATGAAAAGGTGATGAAAAAGAGACTGAAAGATATTCAGAATCTTGTAGAAACTATTGAGAATAAAACTCGCCTAAGATTTTGGGATTGTCATTATTGGAATGTGGGATATGTTAAGCGAAACAATAAGGCTAAACTAGTTTGTATTGATACTGGGGCTGAGAGTTTTAGTAGTATCGCAAATGCTTGGGGATTTGGAAAACCTGGGCCAAAATGCGACTATTGTAGTAGGTATCAATGTCGTTGTAACGATTCTTATTGGTGTGATTAGATGGTGTATTCTTTAGTATAAGGAGTATTATTTATGTCTAAAGAATTTAACGATATAATCAGAGAAATCAATAAACAGAATAAAGAACTACATAGCATAGATAATAGCATATCTAAAGAAGTAGTTAAAGAAATTGCTGATCTTAAAAAAAGTGTCAAAAACATAGAAAATAAGATACGATCTATGGACGATACTCTTATTAAGTTATTCGATATACTCAATACTATAACTGTTTTTATTGAGGACGCTGATTCAATGAATGGTGAAGATTTAGACGATGAAGAAGATTGGACTCCTTATGACGAAAGAAACTTTTCATATAACGACGATGAAGATGAGGAAGAAGATAATTGGGGAATCAGAGAGGATGAAAGTTAATGGCTAGTTTGGCACTATTGGTATCACTAATGTTTTTATTTGTGGTGCTACTTGGGCCAGCAACATGGTTATTAAGTAAATCAAGATTCATTCCAAAATTCGTGATATACATAATGGGACTTTTGAGTATTTTAATAGGAATATATTGGTGTTTTTTACCAGTTAATTTACTCAGATTTTTTGGTTTGCTTACGGCATATTTAGGATGGATGGCGATACAATCTAAAGATAGAGGGGCTTGACAACCGATAACACTGTGGTATGATTGGACTATCACAGGAACGATTCACAGGACATTTGGAGACATAAAGATGAAGTTGGCAGATCGCGTTATTGAGACTCATAGTGCTGGTGTTCGTAGCGAGTCTGGTTTTACAATCGCTCAGACTAGCAAAATGTTTAAAATCCTTTCGGACTCTCTTTATTCCGATAAGGTGATGGCAGTTATTCGTGAACTGTCTACTAATGCTTATGATAGTCATATTAGTGCTGGTAATAAGAATCCCTTCAAGGTGATCTTGCCAACATCTGCTAATCCTTCTTTTACCGTGCGTGATTATGGCACTGGTCTTAGTCAGGGAGATATGGAGAACCTGTATACAACTTACGGTGCTTCTAATAAGAATGATAGCAACGATTTTGTAGGTTGTCTTGGTCTTGGTAGCAAGAGTCCGTTTGCTTATACCAAGAGTTTTACCACCAGTTCTTATTTTAATGGAACTAAGTATACTTATATCGCCGCTATTGATGACAGCGGTGTTCCTACTCTGAATCTTTTTAATACTTGTGAAACTGATGAGGCTAATGGTCTTGAAATCAGTTTTGCTGTTAAGAACCATGATTTTAGTGAGTTTACCAATAAGGCTATCAGGATTTTCCATTATTTCCGAATGAAACCTATTATTGAGGGTGGACTTGGAGATAATCTGCAAGATCATAAGTATAGCAATACTAATATTGTGATCAGCGGTAATGGCTGGAGAGTTTGCAGACTTAATAACGATACTCAGTATTATCCTAATAATTATCATCGTATTGATAGTGGTGTTGTTGCTATCATGGGAAATATTGCATATCCTGTTCAGACCGCTCAGATTATTGGTCAGGAAAAGGAAGATCAACCAGATCATATTGCCAAGTGGAATAGGGCTTTCCAGAAAGCCGATATTGATTCGTGGAAGAGTTTCGTTACTGAGATCATTAACTCTGGTCTTTATCTGGAACTTGATTTTGGTATTGGCGAACTGGAAATGGACGTTTCCCGTGAAGGTTTGCAGTATACTAAGAGCGTTATTAAAACTCTGCGTCAAAAGACTCAAGAGATTTATCTTGAGATGAAGGATGAATTTAGTAAGAAGATTTCTGCTGCTAAGACCAAGATTGAGGCTATCACAACATATTATCAGATGAATGAATTGTCTGGTGGATGGGGTGTTGGTGCATCTTGGACTGACCCTAATGGTAAGAGCCACAATATTAATAGTGGTGCTGACCTTGAATATAAAATCAAGGCTGGCAAGAACCTGTACGTTTTTAATTACAAGAGCAGCGGGTATCGTTCACGACGCCTTATTTCTCTAACAGACAAAATCCATCATGATACTCTTACTGGTAAGGGATATTCTTACTGGAATAGTCAGAAGAAGAATGGGAAAATTGCTTTTTTTGTTTGTGACGTTAAGGGTGAAGAAACTGCCAAGAAGATTGTGACACGTTATTGTAATCAAAATGATTGTTTTGCTTACATGATTATGGACACAAAGGATCATACTCAAAGCGACAAGGGTTTTGATGATCTGATTAATGATGTCGGTAGTGAGAATCTGCTCAAGGTTTCTGATTATAAACATCTTACTCAAAGTTCTGGCCCTCGTAAAAGTGGAGTCAGAAATAGTAATGGTAGTGTGAGCGATCAAGATATATTCTTTATTCATGGTCAGTCTAAGGATTCTGGTAAACTTAGTGTCGAATATAACGATGCTCTTAGTTTGAAAACTCTTACAAGTGACGAACTAGACGAATTGAGTGATAGTGATTCTATCATTTATGTTCCTATTCTTCGTTATCAAAGCACACCAGAGTTTCCTAAGATTAATAATATTGTATCGCTATTTGATAATGAGAATATCAAGGGACTATTTGGAGATGTGAAGGTTTATGCTATCAAGAGCAATTTTGTAGCAAAAATGACCAGTGAAGGACACAATCTTGTTGACTTTAATACTTGGTTTAAAAAGATTCTCTCAACAAAGATTAAGAGTTATTTTAACAATACCAATGAGTACAACTCTATTGTTGAATTCTACAAAAAGGAATTTATCAGTAAGGATGGTGATAACGATAATTATTATTACAATCATGGAACATTGGTTAGTCAGTTCTCTTGTCATATGTTGAGTATTTTTGGTCTTGAATATAAGAAATATATCAAGAATACTGAACTATCCAATATTATTGATAGTTTTCTTGTAATGGAATTCTTTGCCGATACTATGCACAGAGCAACTTTTGATCTGAAACGATTCTCTCAGACTGAATATTTTGACCATATCAACTCTTTGCTCAAGGATCGAGGTATTGATCATCTTGATAGTAAGGAACTCAAGAAGAAAAATGTACAATATAACACTCTTATAAATATTCAACATCAGATGTTTGACCATTCTGATGATATTGAGGGATATACTAAATTGTTTAAGTCTGATGCTAAAGCAATCAAGTATAATTTGACCAAAGCGGCAGACTTGAAGAAAATTCTTAAAGTCGAGGTTGACAAGAACCCGATGCTGAAGTATATTATGGGAAGCAACCAGATTAATGGCAATCTTAGAGATTTGGACAGCAAGTATAATCCTATCTCTCAATTTGCTGATAATTATTATGGTAAGAGAAATAATGCTGTATGGGTTGAGAGTATGGATAGCGACAAGGTTGAATTGTTTAAGATTCAGTTGAGTAGTTTGATCAAGTAATTCACAAGGTAACTAAAAACAATAGGAGTTTATATCATGAGTGTTCCGTTTATGTTTGTCGATGGTAATCTGACAGTTGTGCTGAACAACAAGAGTTTTCAAGTTCTGCCTGACCACCTTAACTACAAGATGATTCTGGAGGCATTGCCTACTGCAACATCTGACGAGTTGATTGAAATGATTGATATTGAGAAGGCGGTTGCTACTTTTAGTGACGGTCTTGTTGAGATCAAGAATGGTCAGGTAACTTATGAGGGTGAGGTTGTTCATGGGTCGATTAGCAAGAGAATTCTGGAGTTTATGAGCAAGGGTCTGCCTTTTCAGCCTCTTGTTAATTTCCTGAATAATCTTATGGGTAATCCTAGTATGCAAAGTCAAAAGGAACTCTATGATTTCCTTGAGCATGAGCATCTGCCCATTACTGAGGATGGTTATTTCCTTGCTTATAAGGCAGTCAGAGCAGATTACATGGACAAATATCGCGGAGTATTTGATAATCATGTTGGTAATGTTTGTGAAATGACCCGATCAAAGGTTGATGATGATCGTGGCCGAGGTTGCTCTAATGGGCTTCATGCTGGTGCATTGAATTATGTGGCCGGTTATGGCAGTCTTGAAAATGGCGATAAGATCGTTATCGTTAAGATTAATCCTGCTGATGTTGTGAGTGTTCCTAGTGATTGTAACTATGAGAAACTTCGCACTTGCCGATATGAAGTTGTCGGAGAGTATCAAGGCGAACTTCTCAAGCCTCTTTATTCATCTGTCTTTAGTGAGGATGATTACGAGGATGAGGATGAAGATTATGATAATGATTATGATTGGGGATGGAATGAGGATGATGACGAAGAGGCTTATGCTGAAGATGATGAGGAAGATTACGACGATTATAACTGATTAATAAAAATAAAGTGGAGTCTGGTGACTAAGATAATAGCCTCTGGTTGGGAAACTCAACAAACGCTATTTGAGAGAGGTTCAATTCCTCTCCCGCTATTTTATATCGCTAATGATAGTAGAGGTTGCTATCCCGATATTGGTTTGGGTTGTTTACAATTACAGGTAATGGTGAAATATGTTTAAGATGGAACTTGGTTTTAATCCGTATGACAAGGCTAACAGCAGTGCTGAAAAGCGTTATGCTAATTCGTGGAATGGACTGCAAGAGCAGTTTCTAAATTCTTTTAATCTGGTTGGTCATATCTTTTGCTATAATGGAGATCCTCGTAGAAAGATTAGTAGTATGAAGCATACTAATGATCTTGTTGAGGTTCGTAATGCTAATGAGAATAGCAACTCTGATGCTTACTTCTATGTTAACGGTGGACGAAAGCAGTATGCTATCAATACCATTGCTTGTTGTTTTGTAGATATTGATGCTGGACGAGACGCTGCTGGAAACTATCTGCCCAGTAAAGAGGTTATGAAGTTTAAGCAGTC